TTAAATAACCATTTTGCAAGTGGATTGTTAGGCTTAAAAGACAGTTTACGGTTATTTTCTGATAAAGATATTCTTCCTGACTTATATAAATATTTGTTAATACACAAAGATGTCAGGTACAGTAGTCGCACACAAACTTTAGAACACATGCATAAATATGCTTTGAAATATTTAAATGAACACAAGATTGACTACTCGAAAGCTAGTAACATTTTCATCAATCGTTATTTATTAACCATACAAAAAGTAACAGATGAGACAGATTCAGAACTGTTACTCAGTTTTCAAAATCCTAATGAGCACAAACGTAGTATAATACCAAGTTTGATTGGTATCGGCGGACTGTTAGGCGCAACATATTTATCAACAAAAGTTCCATTGACAACAAGTTTAAAATTATTGCCATTAGGTCTTTTAGGTTTGGCTTATGCTTACAAATCGCATAAGTCAAATTTAAACTTTTAAGCAACCCCACAAGTTCCATAACGACACTATGCCAAGCTGGAACAGCATTAAAACGAACAGCAGCTTGGAAATTTGCGACAGTTAATAGCAAAAATGCTAAACCTTGTAGTGGCACCATAAAATACCCAATAATATTTGATTCACCAATTAAAAATGAATCATTAATAATGAACAATTGTACATGTAATGATATTGTTGGCTTACACAACCGTTATTTGAAAGAAACCGACAATGAATACAATGTTGATAGTGGTATTTTAAATGAAATTCTTGATGAATTAGCTAAAGATCTCAAGCCAAATTTCAAAGGTAGAATGACATTATCCGAATTTATGAGTCACAAGAAAGGCAAATTATTAGGTCGTTATGATGATGCATGCAAACGTGTTCTGAAAAATGGTTTTAACATCTGGAAAGATAATGATATTAATGCATTTATTAAAAATGAAATTTACGATGAAGACAAACCACCGAGAATGATCATGGGTAGAAACACCAAGTTCAATTTATTATATGGTCAATTCACAACACCACTTGAAGAAGCAATGCTACATTTACCACAAATAAGTAAAGGAAAAAACTTTCTAGAGAGAGGAAAACAGTTTTATGAAAGAGTATTGAACAAAGTTATGTTAGAATGTGACTTCTCAAAATACGAGTCAACGCAACGAATAGATTTACTACGGGACGTTGAATTAGGACTTTGGGAAAGATTACTACCATCAGAAGACTTTGAGTTAATTAAAATAATATTCAAAGCGAAAATGGAAAAACGCGGTTTCACTTACAATGGCGTTTACTTTTCCTTCTGGGGATGTCGCGGTTCAGGTGACATGGATACAGGCTTGTTTAACACTTTACTTACATATGTAGCATGTAAATATTTTATAAGAGTTAACAAAGTAAAGGGTGATTTTATGTGTGATGGTGATGATAACGGGATGGGTTTCTGTGAAGATAAAGAATTTATTGATACATTCAAAGATTTTGGTTTCGATGCCAAAATGATAAAAAGATATGATTACCATGATTTCGAGTATTGTTCTGGTAAATTCATACAATATCAACCCGGAGAATTTATATATGTACAAAATTTAGTTAAGTTGATGAAAAACATCGGAATATTTAGGAAAACTAAATTTAACCATTGCAAAGGTGAATACTATTATAGTTTAGGGTACATGTATAAACAAATATATTGTGGTATGCCCGTTTTTAAGGAAATTAGTGAATTTCTAATGAACATCAGTAAATGCAAACGTAGAGTTAAATATGCAATATTAGAAGAGATTAACCCAATGCATGCAATTGCTTTCAAAAATTCTGGTTATAATATTAAATTTAACGCTGAAAGCATTAAAGTGGAATTGGCCATGTGCTTTTTAGGGTCAATTTCCAAAGTTGAAGATTGTATCACGTATTACAGCAGTAATTACGTCTCGCTCAAAGCAGCTGAGGATAAACGCTTCAACTCTAACGGAACAATGCGGACAAGACTAACATCTAGAGAATACGAAAACGTTAACATCATGTTAGAGTGTGGTACTAAATATCAAATGCCACAAAGGTACTTAGGGATGTCTTTAATGTAAAGTACAGGGTTATAATATGTACTAGACACACCCCTAATCTGCATTGTAGAATTGTGG